GGACTAGTAAGTTAATACAAAATAATGGCAGGTTTTGTGTTTCTCGACGTCACAAAATTTCGTCATAATTTCTCTTACTTCATCCAATGTGTCCCCCCATCCCAGGAAGCGACCAACACCAAAACCAAATTAATGGACTGGTGAAGGGGTGCTTCGCTTAACGATGTAGACATCCACTGCTACTTTTGCCATGAGGGCCCAATTCATGGTAAGCTATCGTTCAAGACCGGACTAAAGAAGGTAAGACCCAACGGCTGCTAAGTCTCCGATAGCGGTCTGAGCCATGCCAAGATTACCAGGTAACCTTGGCATGAAACTCATCGCGGTACCGACACCATAAGCCATCTCTTTCATAAAGGAGCGCAGCGTTGTTTCTGGTGCCCGTGTGGGTTGCACACTCGGCATTGCCATTGACACAGCTGACATTCCAATAGGATCGGAATGACTTCTAGTGAGATTCGGAAGATTGTTCCCAACCACTTCAAACCAAGCGACGTAATCAAACTCAAACGATTGACCTGGCTGTGCACCAAACACAGCCAACAATAGGGCATCATTGCCCGCCAAGTTGACTGGATTGTTGTAAGCGAGGTCAGCCGCCACACTCGGTCGGTATATGGAGTAATGCCATTCCCGGTCGACTGGGTTTGTTGACGTCTCTTTGAAAGAGAGTAGTTGGGCTTCAGTAGGGTTTGGTCCACCAAACACGTTGTTGTTGGTTGGGGTTCGAAAACACAACACTTGACCTGAGCGATTAATCTCAGTTCCCGTGTATCGTGCTCGAACTCCACATCCTACCAACCTGGACTGGTTAGTTCCAGGTGCAAAATTTGAGTGCACAAATGGGGAGTCGTTAAAGAAACCACTCACACCATTTGTTAAACCCGAAGGTACACACACATTTTGAGCAAACGTGGCTGTTGTAAAACCACCACTGTAGTCAATGTCCGAATAGCTAAGGTAGGGATTAACATACACATAGCCAAGACCTGCAGTTCCAACCACAAAAGTTGAACGTGCTCGCACACCAAATTTGAACGACGGCAACGTAATGTTGTCGGGTACACATGGTGGTCGGGCGCACGCCCAAGGATCTATGATCGCCGTAGCATAATCCTTTGTGCACTGTGAGAATGAAGAGTAGGACGTGTTCAAAACACCTCCTCCACGAAATGGTTTTTCCGCTTGTTTAGAGCGGCCCACCACTCCCTGGGTCTTCATCCCAAAGGACAGAGTATATTGCTTATAGCGTTTGGATCTTTCAGCCTTCGAAAGTCCGGATTTATCGTATTTAGCCTGGTGCTTCTCTAAGTATTGCTGCTTTGATAACATTTGGTAATATTCGTCCGTTTTAAAACCTCCACCTCCACACCTCGGTCCCGGGCAGGGACCTACTCTGTTGCTTGTTCACGATCGCGAGCCCGAAGACTCGAAACCATGAAGCAAAGCATCGGTGTTGAATTTATTCTTAGCCAGGTCCGCTAAATAATAAAAACAAGGGCTGCGTTGGAACTCTTCCTTTTCACAAAGAAAAGAAGCAAATTCCCTCACAAACCCTTGAAACTCATTACCTTGTTCAGTGCCAGTAGCTGCGTTAACGTAGAGCGCCACAAGTGTTGAGATCGTGGTTTCCGGTGTCTTTGCATCCAACACATAAGCGAGGGATGTTAAACACTTTGACCACCGCGGCTCACCACAATAGGCTCCTACACGATCATTCCACACAAATGTACTTCCGAGGAATTCCATATCTGTGATTTGATCTGACAGTTTAAAGGCAGTTTGTTTAATGGTCATGTTGTTGAACAATTTATAATGTTCGACGACATATTTGTGCCACTCATCACCTGGAAAGAACTTCTTACGAAGTTCAGCCCAGGCTGTCGAGCGAGAAGACACATAGTCATCGCCATAAATTGATTCAACAACATTCTCCAAAATCTGGTCGTAACTGGGAGTTACGCCGACACAATGAACAAAAAAGCGTATCCACAACAGAAAACGTATGCGAATGTGACCGATTGTGTTGTCCGTAGTAGTTTTCCCACTACCAGATGGGTTTCCTGTATGTTTTAAGTACAATGACCCATCCGGTAGCGCAAAAACTTGTCTTTGCAGACCATCCCTGACCTTCTGTTGAATGTCCTTATGCCAATCGGAATTGGTTTTCAAACATTC